AGGTATAAAAATTTTTCTCAAGTGGAGGTTATGACAATGTTGAAGTATAACAAGCAGCTACACATGAAGGTTATTCTCATTCTCTTAGCAGAAGCGTTAGCCATTCTGATTACAGACTTTGTATCAGCTAATATCATTCCGATTGAGCACACAACTATATCCTACATTGTATGCGGAGCGATCCTAGCTTTTATTGTAGTCAGCTCGTACGATTATATTATACGAAGAGGTGCTATGCGTGCCCAACAAGAGCGACAGGAATTAATCAATACAGCCATGCTTCGCTACAGCACAAAGCATAGAGACCACAGATAACAGGAAGGTAGGTGCTTCAAATGTTCGGATTATCAGAAGAAGAATTAGACGTTTACAGAGAAATAGCACAAGATTTTGCGGTGGCTGAACTAACACCAATGATTGTAGAGGAAGCCAAGTTAATATCAATATGGACTGAACAGAATGGAAAATTGCTACCTGTTCCCTCGTATGTAAACAAAATGGTATCTGATTTAGAACAGATTATCACGCTAACTACAGTCAATATGGCATGTGATTATGCAGGGCTAGTATCTGAACTTAAACTGACAGAAGCAGAGATTATTCAACACTTGCACGAGAAGTATGAATCCTTCGTAACAAGACAGTTCATAAAATACAATCTGTGTTTCTCTGTAGAATCGGCAGATCGTATTGTGAGCGAGATTATCCTGGAACTCCCATATCTGTATGTGGATTCAGTGACTAATGAGGAGTTCGATGGGGACAAGTACCTGGAAGAGAAGTTACAGGCGTATAACGATTACTTAGAAAATAATCCAGTCTTCGCTGAGGAAGATGAGGAAGAATAGGTGAATTAAAATGGTGACTAAAAAAGAAGTTGTTGAGAAAAGGCGGCAACTTATGAGCCTATCTGAGAAAAGTCACTCATTTAATAAAGGCGATAAGAGGGTGCATACTCCAAGGGTATGTGTGGTGTGTGGTCGCCCTCTATCATCTTTAATTATTAATGAGAACAAATACATAGTTATACAGGCTCATACCCGCTATCACTTAAACGAATTGTTTATTGTAGACGCTTGTAGAGACATTACATCGTGCTACAGAACATTAAGGCAGAAAGGGGAGCTGATTGAAAATGTCAATGGCTGACAACATCAGGAACGGTATCAGCAAGAAAAAACAGGCGTTCGACAGTGAGAAAGAGCTTCGAGACGTGTTGAACTCTGCTTTAACAAAGGGTGTAGTAAAGTTTATGCAACGAATGGACGCAGGTGAAATTCCAATCGATAACATTGCAGACTTACATCGTGTAGTTGGACTATACAAAGAGATGAATGGAATCGCAGACGTTATGGATGGTCAAGGTGCATCAGGTACACTGCCTGAGATTAACATGCGCCAGGATCAGGTACTGGATGAGAAAATTCGTGAAGGTAAGATGACAGCAGACGAAGAGGGCAAAGTTAATGTTATGGACATGACTGCGGAAGAGGTCGCTGATTTAATACGAGATATGGACATAGCACAGAACAAAGAAAATGAGGGAACATTCTAATGAACAACAACATCGATGGACAAATGATCGCTAACGTTGCCAAGCAAACGTTCGGTCGTACAGACTTATCAAGAGACGAACTAGCATACGTACTAACGATGTTAAACACCTCTTCTTACCTGCTCAAGCATCATAGAGTTAAAGGTCATCCAATTACCTTCCACGTTAGCGGACATGAATCTAACAAAGCCCAGGCGCACCGTCCGTGGCAAGTTCAGATGATTAATGATACACACCCAAACAAAGCAGTAATTAAATCACGTCAGTTGGGGCTATCAGAGGTCGGGGTAGGAGAAATGCTATGGTTTGCAGACTTATATAGTTACGCAGGTGTAAAATGTTTATACACATTCCCGACCAACCGACAAATGAAAGACTTCGTTTCTACTCGTATTAACCCCCTATTAGAACAAGGTTATTACGCTACAATCTCTGATCCTAAGATTGACTCGTTAGAGAAAAAGAAAATTAGAAATAGCTTCATGTTGTTCCGTTCTTCTAGTAAGGGCGCAGCAGTAGAGGGTGTCGATATCGATTACCTTTCACTGGATGAGTATGACCGTGTAAATGCCAGTGCGGAAATCTCTGCAATGGAGTCTAT